TGTGTCTGTTGCTGCGGCATATGTTGATGCAACGGAAGATGACGCAACGGTAACGCCAACTCCGTCTATCTTTGTTCGGCGCAATGCTTCGTTGACCGTTACAAGAACAGCCTAACGGGAAGGAGGAAATACAATGCACAAACTGATTGATTTTGTTTGCGACGAGCTGGAAGACATCGAGCAGAAAGCATCCAAAGGCGAGCTGTCGATTTCCGATGTTCAGTACGCTGACACGCTGGCCCACCTCAAGAAAAACCTTCTCAAGTCAGAAGAAATGATGGAGGAATTTGACGAGGGCTACAGCTCCGAAATGCGCCCGATGAATGGCACTATGCGCGGCGGTTCCTATCGCTATGATGGCGGTATGTCTTACGCCCGTGGCCGTGGTAGTCGTGCAAAGCGTGACAGCATGGGGCGGTACAGCTCCGAGCGCGGTTATTCCCGTGACGCGGCTGACATGACTGCTGAATTGCAGGAAATGATGGACGATCCCAAGTATGCGCCCGTCAAGCACGATATCGAACGGCTCATGCGTAAAGTCGAAACCATGTAAAGGCGGTGGCCTCTTGTGATAACTGAAAAGGACTTGCAGGAGGCTATTGCCGAGTGCAAAGGAAAGCGGAACCCCGACTCAAGCACTTGCATCAAGCTGGCGGCATTTCTTATCATTCAAGAACATCTCTATGGAAAGCCGTCAGAGAGTGAAACTGTCCCGGCCTTGCCCGCCTACTCCTACGCCGCACCGCCCGAACAAGTCGAAACATATATTGAAACAAACGGCGACAGCGAATTTCTAAAGGCGGTTGACGGCAGGAAAGCAGACAAGGTTTGGAAGCTGATAGATGAACTTGTGGAGGCGGTAAAAATCCTGCATCCACGGATGTACACGACTTTCATCGACAAGGTACAAGACCTATAACAAAAAAGAGGGCAGCACCGCTTTTGGTGTTGCCCTTTTTATTTATGCCAATGCTTTCAAAATGTGTGCAATTACATCAACCGTCCAACCGTTGCCGATTGTAGTGTATCTGTGGCTGTCTGCAAACCCATCTGTATATCCATCAGGTAGGGTTTGCAACCGTTCATATTCTAACGGTGTCAACTTGCGACATCTTCCATTATCAAGCACTTTCTTTTGTGTGTTTCCGCCGCCACAAGTAGTTAATGTCTGACATTTCGCAAACGGAGAATTTACTCTTTTCAAAATATCGTGACCGTTGATGTGAAGTGTTGCACACACCGTCTTATCAAAACCAACAAAATCAAACTTGCAGCTATAAAAATACTTTTCGTCCACCTTGTTTTCAAGAACATCTTTTAACACGATGTTCGATGGGGTGAGAATAGGATTAAAGGGGAAGTTTGTGCCATAGACACGCCCTCTATCTTGTGCGGAAAAAGCACTTGAATTTTGATAAACGAGTTCAACGCCCAAGCATTCTTCGATAGCCTGCTTGCTTTCTTTGCTCATACTTGAAACATTTTCAAACAAAAACTTTACATTTGGATTGTACTTTTTGATGTGGTTCAGAATATCAACAAACTCGAAGAACAGCTTGCTTTTTCCATTTAATCCTTGCCTTGTTTTACTTTGGGTTATGCTCAAAGACTGGCAAGGGCTGCCAGCAAAAATAAGGTCAATTTCTTCCCACGGAATATCCCATTCTCTCCATTTGGTAACATCACCCAAACGGATAATATTGGGATAGTTTTTCTGCGAAATTGCGATTGCGTTTTTATCAATCTCACTTGCATAGTATGCATCAACTGGAATGCCGGCTCGTTCAAGTGCCACCATTCCGCAGCTGATGCCGTCAAACAAACTTAAAACTTTCATATAATTGCCTCCTAAATAATCTATCCAATCATGGACACCCCTATTCTACCACACCAATTCCAAAAAGTAAAGAAAAATATTTATAACTTTTTTAGAATTTTTTCAAAATAGTTGTTGACAAAGGGGCGAGGCGGTAGTATAATGATTACAGAAATTAAGGGTTGCGACCTACCGCCGGAGGCAAAATATGATGTTCAAATGTTGCGAGTGTGGGCATTTGTTCGAAGACGGCAAACAGGCTGTTTGGGAAGAAAAACACGGTTTTATCGATGGCCCATTTGAAAAATGGAGTGGCTGCCCTCTGTGCAAAAGCGATTACGAAGAAGTTCACCAGTGCAAAGAGTGTGGAGATTGGCACTATGAGGACGAGCTGTACGACGGCTGGTGCGAAAAGTGCCTTCGCGAAACCATAAACTATGACACATTCTTTGAGTATTGCGAGGCAAACAAGGGCGACAAATACCTTGATATTTTCGTGCTGTCTGAACTGCTGGGCGGTATGGATTGCCCCGACAATATTTCACCGGAATTTCATCAGCTTGTGACGGAAACATACAAGCGGAGAGTTGCAGATGCAAAGTTGCTCAAAGGGAAATTTGATTTTTTGGCAGATTGCATCCGCTTCATTATGGACGATGATGGCTCTATTGGCAGAGAAAACTATGCCGATTGGCTGAATAAAAGGGAGGTGAAATAATGGCAGGAAGAAAGCCGATTTTCAATCGTGAAGAACAGAGGAAGAACCAGGTTGTAGTTCCTCTGTCCGAACAGGAGAAGAATCAGATCAAGGAAGCGGCTAAGGGAACTGACCGCAGCATGGCATCGTTCGTCCGGATGGTGCTGAATGAGCATTTTACAAAGGAGGCGGAATAAGTGTTAATCCCAGAATTTGTGTGCGGAATCTTGGCAACAATCGGCGTGGAAATCCTGTTGCTGATTGGATATGCCATTTTCAGAAAGAAGTAAATTGATTTTTAGGAGGCAAAAAGTATGTCAGTTTTAGTGATGATTTACGGGCAAAGTGGCACTGGCAAATCCACGAGCTTGCGCAATTTCAGCCGTGACGATGTGGCGATTGTAAATGTGTCCGGCAAGCCACTTCCGTTTCGAAACAATCTGAAAACTTACAAGAGCGACAATTACCAGCAGATTATGAAGGCGATTCAGGCAGCTCCTCAGAAATCCATTGTCATTGACGATGCCACATATTTGATGGTCAATGAATTTATGCGCACAGCCAAGCAGACCGGGTATCAGAAATATACGGACATGGCGTGTTCCTTTAACAGCCTGATTGAATTCGCGGCAACCCTGCCGGATGACAAGATTGTGTACTTTATGGGACACAGCGATCAGGCAGACGATGGACGGGAGCATTTCAAAACTATCGGCAAGATGCTTGATAACTATGTGACCGTGGAGGGCCGCTTCACAATCGTCATGAAAACCGTGGTGCAGGATGGGCGATACCTTTTTAGTACCCAGAACAATGGTCAGGACACAGTTAAAACGCCGATGGGCCTTTTCGATAAGCCACTTATTGACAATGACCTGAAAGCGATTGACCTCGCAATCCGTGAGTATTGGGGCATGGATGGAGGCGAAGAAGATGCCTGACTTTGAAAGCGGCGTTGCATCCTATATCCACGGTCAAGCAACGGTCGATGTATACTTCCCTGTTGACAAGCGAGGAGCCGCCGATATTTGTTGCTATCAATGCTGGTATTTCAGGCGAAACTATCAAACGTGCGGATTGAACGGAGAAATCTGTCAGTATCCAAGTAAGTTCGTTGGATCAATGTGCCCACTAAAATTTATTGATAATATGGAGGAAACAAACAATGAAAGCATTTAACGGACTGGACTGGAAATCAAGAGAAAGGAAGATGAATAGTTAAATGGAAATATGGGTTCCTGTCAAAGATTTTGAAGAATTTTATGAAGTGAGTAATGAAGGCGTTGTGAGAAGCAAGGACAGGATATGTGACAAAGGCAGATCGTCAAAAGGTATAACGATAAAGCAATGGGAAAACCACCGTGGATACAGAATGGTTAGTTTGAGCAAGCATGGAAAGCAAACACACTTTCCTGTCCATAGATTGGTTGCTATTGCATATATTGAAAACCCAGAAAATCTTCCTTGCGTCAACCATAAAGACGAAAACAAGAAAAATAACAGCGTTGAAAATCTGGAATGGTGCGACCATCAATATAATAACACCTATCGAGAAAGACATCTTGTTCGTTCAAGACCGATTGCGCAGATTAAAGATGGAGAAATCATAGCAACATATAAATCTGTTAGACACGCAGGAGAACAAACAGGAATATGCTATGTGACCATAATTAAATGTGCTCAAGGAAAAAATAGACACGCTGGCGGTTATCAATGGAAATATTTATAATTTGGAGGTAAACAAAAAATGATTAAATTGTATGATGGCTATCAGGCAAAGAAGGCAAATTTTGAAACTCTGGATGTTGGCGGCTATATTCTTCGCATTTTGAATGCAAAGGTTGAAAAGAAACCAGCTTCCGAATGGCTTGTGTTCTCTTTTGATATTGCAGAAGGTGAACACAAGGATTTCTACAATAAGCGGTATAAGGAAAATACAAACGAGGATAAAAAGTGGGGCGGTACTTTCTGGCTGCGAATCCCCGACCCAAACAGTGAATATTTTGGCAGACAGAAAGCCGACTTCGAGAATGTAATGGCTTGCATTGAAGAAAGCAACAACGGATACCGCTTTGACGGCGAGGAAGCCAACCTGAAGGGCAAGCTTATCGGCGGTGTGTTTGGCCGAGAGGAATGGGAAAAGAACAATGGAGAAACTGCATGGTCTGTAAAATGCCGTTATTTCACAGATGTTGCAAGTATTCACTCTGGCGACTACAAAATTCCAAGGGATAAAGGTCTGAAGAACAAGACGGCAAGCAATGCTCCTGCATCCAACTTCACCGTTCTGGATGATGACTCACTGAGCGATCTTCCTTTTTAGAATGTAAATCTTGATTCACCGCCCTGCTCCATTGTGGGGTGGGGCGGTTAAGTTATGAAATAGGAGGCAAAGATGATTACGCCAAAAGACAAAATCGGTTATATCTGCAAAGCCACAGTTGACGGAAAAGAGAAATTCAAATTCATTGAAGCAAAAGTAAAGTCTGTACGAATTGGCAAAAAAGGAACATCTGTTTACACTGATAAATTCTATGCCCTTGATGCTGAAGAAATTGAGTTTAATACCTCTATGATTGGCAAGGATAGCGGAATTATGCTTGTGAATGAGCCTTTTATTACAACAGACGAGTATTCCGAGCGTTGCAGAAAAACCGTTGATTATTGGAACGAACACGGAGCAAAAAGCATTTTGGACGAATTGGCGGCGCAAGAATGAACAACTTCGATCTTGAAAAAACATTGTCAACGATGACAATTATCTGCGACAGCCGCGAACACGCAACAGCCGAAGCCAAAAAGCGATGGGAATCCTTCGGGGTTCCCTATCGCATACAGGCGTTAAAGAGCGGTGATTATACGGCAGAGTTCATCTTGCCAAACGGGGAGACGTTCAGCCTTGAAAATATATGCTTAATCGAGCGCAAGATGTCAATCGGGGAGCTGTGCGGCAACTTCTGTCAAAACCGCGCACGGTTTATCCGGGAGTTTGAGCGTATCAAAGAAGCAGGAGCAAAGGCGTATGTCATCGTTGAGGGCGGTGCAAGCTGGGAAGCAATATACAATCATCGGTATCACTCCCAAATGTCGCCACAGGCCCTTGTAGCGTCTATGACGGCATGGATGGCGCGATATAACGCGCATATTATTTTCTGCCGCGCTGAGACGTTCCCCAAACTTTGCCGGGAGATTCTTTACAGAGAAGCCAAAGAGATTTTGACGAATATTGAGTTTGATGCTTGAAGGCTGATTGAATTGATGGAAAAATAACCTCCATCCCAAAATTAGTGGTTGATTTTATGCGGTTTTCGTGATATACTATCTATAGTCAATGATGTTTGGCCGGGCATCGTTGATACCTAACTTAATATCATTGACTAACAAGACCTCATCCAATAGAGCGGCCACTCTTGCGGATGGGGTTTTGTTGTACCTAAAAATTATGGATTATGCAAGAGAAATAAAAGACCGGCTGACATTGCCGGAAATCGCAAGACATTACGGCTTCACACCAAATAGACAGGGTCGTATTCCTTGTCCGTTTCACAACGGGAAAGACCCAAACCTTGGACTGAAAGACAGATATTATAACTGCTTCGTATGCGGAGCAAAGGGCGATGCTATAAAGTTTGTTCAAGAGCTTTTTGGGTTGAATTTTCAAGATGCAATAAGCAAACTGAACGATGATTTTTGTTTGAGGTTGCCCATCGGTCAGAAAATAGACCGCCGAAAGCAACTTGAAATGGGCAGGATCGCATTTGAGCGAAAACACAAGGCAGAACAGCAGCAGAAAGAACGACAGCAAATCGAGGACGATTATTGGACAGCTTTTGACGAATGGAAAAGGCTGGACGATAACAAACGCAATTATGCCCCTAAAACGCCGACAGAGCCGTTACACCCGCTTTTTGTGGAGGCGTTAAAGAATATAGCCGGTGCAGAGTATAATCTGTCCTGCGCTGAGATAGCGAGGTATGAGTATGAAAAACGAGATAAGTAAAATTTGGTATTGATTTTTTCATTTCCACGATGTATAATGTCTGTGATGGGTGGTTATCAAAGGTTGCAGCTTGATAGCTACTGACAATTTGATAATCACCGATAATCCCTGCATATACATTGCTGCAACCAGTGTATGTGCAGGGATTTTGTATACCAAGAAAGGGCAAAAATGGCATACACAGTTTACAAGCACACATCGCCAAGCGGAAAAGTTTATATCGGTATAACATCTCGGGATGTAAAAGAAAGATGGGGCTACGGCCAAGGCTATCGAAATAATGAGCATTTTTGGAGAGCCATACAAAAATATGGATGGAAAAACTTTGAACATAAAGTTTTGTATGAAAATCTCACAAAGGCAGAAGCGTGCGAAAAAGAAAAAGAATTGATTGCTTTTTATAAAAGCACCAATTCAGAATATGGCTATAATCATAGCATTGGTGGCGAGTCCGGAAGCAACGGCATAAAACATTCTCCAGAAACCATCGAAAAAATAAGAAATTCTAATATTGGCAAAAAGAGATCTGCCGAAACAAGGGAACGAATTAGAAAATCCAAAATTGGATTTAAGATTAGTGAAGAAGCAAGACGAAAACAGTCTCTTGCCATAAAGGGGAGAAAATTCTCTGACGAAACAAAAGAAAAAATCGGCAGATCAAACGGCAAAACTGTTATTTGCATCGAAACAGGACAAACATTTTATTCTGCCGTTCAAGCGGCTTCACATTTTGGATTAAGCAAGTGCGCCGTTTGGAACGCTATAAAAAATGGGCAAAAATGCAATGGTTTCCATTGGAAGTATTTGGAGGACGCAGAAAATGAAAACTGAAATAGCTATTATACCTGACTTTACCGCCGAGCAATACTATAATTCGAGTGAACCTTACGAATGGCTGTATCAATATAAAAACGATAAATTTTTAATGAAACAGCTTATGCAAAAAATGAAGGCAAAAGCTGGGGCTGTTGGCGTTAAGTGCTTTGTGGCGTTGTTTAACGCATACTGCGAAACTGTTGCTTCAAAGGCTGGAATTTCTCTTGATAATTCCACGCAATTTGAGGGGCAACCAGTAGAATTGTTTTCCGGCCAATACAAGTGCGAAGAAAGCGGCGTTTATTTTATGGACAAATTTGGCTATGAAGTAAATGTTTGCAGACACCCAATTATGCCAATTCAGCGGCTTTGCAACGCAGATACCGGCGTAGAAAGTCTTGAAATAGCCTATAAAAAGGGAAAGAATTGGAGAACAGTTATTGTAGAAAAATCTGTAATAGCATCAAGCAGTAGCATATTGCAGTTAGCATCTTATGGAATACTTGTAAATTCCGAAAATGCAAAAGCATTAAGCACATATCTTTTGGAAATAGAAAACCTTAATTTTGATGTGATCCCGGAACAGCAATCTATTGGCCGTTTAGGTTGGATTTCTCAAAAGCACTTTTCTCCATATGTCGAAGAATTGGCGTTTGATGGAGAAACAAACTTTAAGCATATGTTCAATGCTATAAAATCTTGCGGGAGCCGTGCAGCTTGGTTATATGCAATGCAGGATTTAAGAAAAGAGAAATCTTCTGGCAGATTGTTTCTCGCCGCGAGTTTTGCCAGCGTTATATTAGAACCTTGCGGATTGTTACCGTTTTTCTTGCACGCTTGGGGTGGAACTGAAGTAGGAAAAACGGTTGGGCTTATGATTGCTGCAAGCGTTTGGGCATCTCCAAGATTAGGGGACTACACTCTTACGTTCAACAGCACGCTTGTTGGCCAAGAAATGACGGCTTCTTTCTTGAATAGCCTGCCAATGTGCATTGATGAGCTTCAAATCCAGTCAAGCTCTGGCATTCGAGACTTTGACCGCATTATTTATCAACTGACTGAGGGCGTTGGCCGTACGCGCGGAGCGAAAACAGGTGGATTGCAAAAACTGAATACATGGAAAAACTGCATTATCACGAACGGCGAACATCCTATTAGTAACGCGAACAGCGGCGGAGGTGCAGTCAACCGTGTTATCGAATTTGAGTGTGATGAAAAGGTTTATTCTGATCTTGTTGGAATCTGCGCTGTTATATCTTCAAACTACGGATTTGCCGGTCGTGAGTTTGTCGAATACCTCCAGACAGATGGAGCCTTTGACCGTGTAAATGCGCTTCAGAAAGAATACTATCGGGAACTTCTGAAATCTGATAGCACAGACAAGCAGGCGGCTTCTGCATCCGCTATCCTTGCAGCCGATCATATCGCAACTGAATTGATTTTCAAGGACGGAAACAATCTAACTGTTGCAGACCTTGAAAAGATTATGGCAAAGAAAAAGGAAGTCAATGTAAACAATCGTGCTCTTGAATTTGTCTATGAATTGGTGGAACGCAACCCAAACAAATTCAAGGCAAACGACTTCGGAGAGTATCAAGGCGAGGTTTGGGGCAAGCAGGAAGTGGATTGCATCTATATCATCAAGTCTGTTTTTGACCGAGAGATGGGGAACGGCGGGTTCAATTCCACGGCGTTCCTTGCGTGGGCAAAGCGAAACGACATTATAATCACAGACAACGGAAAGCGGACAAAAAAGGCGAGAATTACTGGTTCCGCTACGAATTGCGTGTGTATTAAGAAGAATTTGAGTGAATTCGAGACAGCACAGTTTGAAGAAATGGATATGTTGCCGCTTTAAGTGTTCCCCCGTTCCCCATCATTCCCCCTGTTTTTGATATGCTTATATATAGAAAAATATATATGCACGAGGAAATGATGTATATATTTCTCCCGCGTGTATATATTCAAAACATGGGGAACGGGAACGCTTTTAGGGAACAAATCAATACAAACACCCTAAAAAATGAAATGGAGGCAAAGGAAGATGGCAGATGATCTGAAAGAGTTTGCAAATGATGTAGCATATCAATTTGGCTATTACTGTCAAAACAACGGAAGGCTTTGCATCACGCACGGAGGTCTGTCCACATTGGAATGGGCGTTTGATATTCTTGGCTGGAAAAACCCGCATCCTGTGCCGGAATGCGAATGCGAGTTTGACGGATGCCACGAACACGCAACTTGCGGAACACCGACCAAAGACGGCTATAAAAGAGTATGTGGCAAACATTTTAACGAATTGCAAAAGGAGGCATAACAATGGATGTTAGGGAAAAGCTGGTGGAGTTAGTCAAAAACGCACTTGCGGCTTATGGCAGCAAAACAAATGAAGTGCTTGAACCGTTCGAGTTTATCGCTGATTTTATGATGGCAAATGGCGTAACGGTGCAGGAGTGGATTTCGGTCAAGGATGAAAGAAAACCGAAGCAACTGCAAGAATGTCTTTGCGTTTGTAAGTTTGACGATGATACGAAAGGTGAATGGAGATTTTACAATGTGCTGAAATGGCACGATGTACCCTACCAAGATAATGGAATTGTGAACAGACCGCACTTTACAGACGAGGGCGTACACGGAATGGTTGTCACACATTGGATGCCGTTGCCTAAATTGCCCCAACCGCCGAAAGGAGAATGATTATGGGACTTGATGTGTCTGTTATCCGTAGAAAAGATTTGGTTTGTCCGAAATGCGGCGAAGTGGTCAGCACAATCAGTATGGACGATGTTGACTCTGGTGGTCGTGTATGGTATCCGTTTTTGGAGTCCATCGGATATTATGTGCCTTATGATCAGCGGACAGAAGAAAATGATTGGTACGGCAAGGATATGAGGCTGACCGAAACACAGGTGAACGACCTATACGACTTTGTGAAGAAAAGCGATCTGTACAATTCGGGCGAAATTATGGCTTTGATTGCATTGGCTCGAATGGAGAAACAAGATGTGATTATCAATGCTGACTGGTAGATAAAAAGTTATAAAAAATTATAAGAAAGTTGTTGACAAATAAGCAGGGGTGTGGTAATATATACTCACAGGGGGCAAACACCTGATATTGATTTTGGAGGCAACTGAAATGAAAAAGACTATTAAGGTTTATTTTGATGGTATTCTTGAGTGTGGTGCTTATATTCATGGCGCAGATGTTGAAGTTCGTGAGGATTATGGAATGAATGAATTGGTTAGAGCAATTAAGGCGGCAGGATATAAGGCTTTTATGACAGAGAATATGAGAGTTCTTGCAAAAGTGTAAGGGGGCAACAAAATGTTGAGAAATCACAGGACGATGACATTAAAATTGTCAAGACACGAAGTTTGCGACTTGCTGATTGCTTTGGTTGCTACAAAAGATGCAAGCAACGCTGAACATTGGAGTGAATTGCACGATAAAATCAAGTCAATGCTTGCAGATTTTGACAAGGAACTTGATAAGGAAAACGAAGAACGAGACCAAGCAAATGAGTTGAGAAGATTAAAATACAATGCTGGCAAAAAATAAGGGCGGCTAACAACCGCCCACAGATAAAGGAGGAGGCAAAGAAAATGGAATTCCCGTTTGAGCGCGATGCGATGAAAGGTGAGCCTTTGCCGAAGAAGCTCGATATTGCAGATAGTTGCCTGTATATGTCTTTGAAGTACCTATATGCAATGTACCGGAAAGGTTTGATTGATCGCAAGAGGGCGACCGAAGAAAAGAATAGGCTCGTTTATAATTGGACAACGGACAAATCCAAAATCGAAGTGTTAAACAGGGAAAACGAAGCGTTGCGGGAAAAGATTGGTGTATCTTCTGATGCGTATAGAGATAACCCAAGCCTTGAAACGGCTGATGCACTTTATGCAGCGCTTTACAATTTACCGACTGATTGGAGGACAAAGAAATGATTATGCAAAAGATTGTTGCGGTTTTGTTGGTGGCATTGACCATCCCGGTTATCGTTCTTGATCGTGACGCAACATCGACGGTTTTTATGATGCTTTTGGCTGTGCCGATGTTTTTCAGCAAAAAGGAGTGGTTTTGTTGATTTTGGCACCGTGTAAAGATTGCGAAAACAGGAAAATCGGATGCCATAGTCGTTGCGTTGCGTATATAAAATATAAATCGGAACTTAATGATGCCCAAAAAGGCATTATTGAATGTCAAGATTACAAAACATATAAAAACGGTAAAATAACAAAAATGCAAAGGGAAACGATAAGAAATATTAGGCGCGGAAGGAAAAGATGGTGATATAATGTTGCCACTATTGGAAATCACAAATTTTTTAAGGAGCGTTAACTTTTATGAAAAGTAAAAAAGTAAATCCAAGAAAAAGGCCGGCTACTGGAGCGGACGTTGAAAAGGCGAAGAAATACGCTACAAACGAAGCAATTAAAAGAATCTTATATCTTGTACTTTACATTTTGATTGAAAAGCATGATGCGCCATACGATGATATACAACAGTTGGCACAAGAAATCAATTATTACGCAGATAGTATAACAAGGGGTTATGTCTCATGGAAGGACATCGAACGTGTTGTAGTTGATGAATACGAAGTTAGTTTACCGTGGTAAAGTGGAGGAGTTATGAAAAAAACAGAACTACGGGCGAAGTTTTTCAAAGCGAAACAGAAGCTGCTAAAAAATATGGGGTTACTTCTCAAGCTATATCTCATGCTTGCACGGGAAAAACAAGAACTTGCTGTGGCATGGTTTGGAACGAAGAAAAACGCCCTGACTTGATGGACATTCCGGCAAGACTTGCAAAAGAAGAAAAATAATGCTAAAATAGTGTATATTGATTGGAAACTGTCTGTATGCACTATTTTTTATGTTCCGTTAGCTCAAAGGTAGAGCGGTCGACTTATAATCGATTGATGGTTGGTTCAAGTCCACCACGGAATACCATTATGCACTATTTTTCTGTTTGGAGGTGAGGCTGGATGGCTGGAAAAGAGAATTTGCGACCTGTTTCAAGCAAGGACGAAGCAAGGGAGCGCGGCAGAAAAGGCGGTTTAGCCTCCGGCGAGGCAAGACGGAAAAGAAAGACACTTAAAGAAGAATTGCTTTTGATGCTTTCTGATGGGGATATTCAAGAGAAAATCTCCCTTGCGTTGATCAATGAAGCAATTAACGGAAACAATGCAGGAAGCGTTACAAAGGCGTTTGAGGTTATACGGGACACTATCGGAGAACGCCCCGTCGAAAAGGTGCAAGCAACACAGACAGTTGTTGATATGAGTGCTTTTAGCACGGAAGAAATAAAGGCGATGCTTGACGATGACATACCGTGATGTATTGCGTTGCGAATTGGCAAGGCGCGACTTTTGGGAATACTGCAAACTGCTTGCACCAGACTTTTACAAAGAAGATCGCAAGTTCCTGAAAGATAAATGCCGTGAGTACCAGGATTTTTATGAAAGTCCAGACGAATACTTGATTGACAACGAACCTCCACGGCACGGCAAGAGCCGAACGGCGACTTTGTTTGTGCAATGGGTTATTGGCAAGTGCCCGAAAGATAAAATCATTACTGGCTCATATAACGAAACGCTGTCCACCGTCTTTTCAAAGGGCGTTAGAAACAAGATACAGGAAACTTCCGCTGATGGCCGTATTGTTTACAATGACATTTTCCCTCATGTGAAGGTGAAGCGTGGCGACGGTGCAGCTAACCTATGGGGCATTGAGGGGAACGACACAAACACATACCTTGCGACATCTCCAACCGGCACGGCTACTGGTTTTGGTGCTGACTTGATGCTGATTGACGATGTTATCAAGAATGAGTATGAAGCACGAAACGATAATGTCAAAGAACAGCATTGGAAATGGTTTACTGATACGATGCTATCCCGCCGAGAGGGAAAGCGTAAGGTTATTGTGGTTATGACCCGATGGGCTTCTGATGACCTTGCAGGACGGCTTATAGAGGCACTTAATCGGCAAGGTAAAAAGTATCGCCTGATTTGTTATAAAGCGTTTGACGGCCATTCAATGCTCTGTGAGGACATTTTGAGCCGTGACCAATATGAAGATATTCTGCAAGGCGACACAGGTAAGGACATTGTTGAGGCGAACTATAACCAGTCGCCCATTGACATTACTGGCAGACTTTACAGCCAGTTGCAGACCTATGACGAGCTGCCAAAGAACATTGAAAGCATTGACAGCTACACGGACACGGCTGACGAAGGCGCCGACTTCCTATGCTCCATTATTTATGCGGTCAAGGATTGCAAGGCTTATGTGCTTGAAGTGATCTACACGCAAGAGGGAATGGAAGTCACGGAGGATTTGGTTGCAAAAGCACACACGGACTATTCCGTAAACCGTGCCAAAATCGAGAGCAACAACGGCGGTAAAGGATTTGCACGAAATGTCCGCAGGATTGCGCAAGAAAAGTACGGAAACAATATCACGCACTTTTTCACATTCACGCAGACGAAGAACAAAAACAGCCGTATCTTGACAGGCTCAACAGGCGTTATGAATAATGTCCTGTTTCCTGCTGGATGGGAGAACCGCTGGCGTGAGTATTGGCGTGATATGACAAAGTATCAGCGTATTGGTAAAAACGCCCACGATGACGCGCAGGACGCTACAACAGGCGTTTATGAAAATCTGCCGAAGAAAAAGGCAACAAGCAATTACACGCCGATTTTTATGTAGGAGGCAAACTGTGGAGGGCATAACATTATGGCAAGGTGATTGCCTTGAATTGATGAAGAATATTCCTGATGGTTCTGTTGATTTGGTGCTGACTGACCCGCCGTATGGCACAACGGCTTGCAAGTGGGATAGCGTTATTCCGTTTGAGCCTATGTGGGAGCAGTTGAACCGAATTATCAAGCCTAACGGTGCTATTTGTCTGTTTGGTAGTGAACCGTTTTCCTCTGCATTGAGAATGAGCAACATTAAAAATTACAGATATGATTGGTATTGGCAGAAAGACAAGGGAAGTAATTTTCTTTTTGGAAACAAACAGCCGATGAAGGTCATAGAAACTATTTCCGTTTTTTATCAAAAACAACCTTTTTATAATTCGCAAAAAACAATAAACCCAAATGGTGAAAGCACTCGTCATTTGTATTTTGAAAAATCTAAAAACACAGATAAATCAAAACAACTGATGAAAAATATGCCAGAAAAACCAAAGGCAGGAAAAAATTATGAGCCGGATAAGCTTTTGGCAAAACAAATAATATATTTTGCAAGAGAACAAAGGAATAAACTTCACCCAACACAAAAACCCGTTGCCTTGCTTGAATATCTTATCCGCACATACACAAACGAGGGCGAAACAGTCCTTGACTTCACAATGGGAAGCGGAAGCACTGGCGTTGCTTGCGTGAATACCAACCGACGATTTATCGGCATTGAACTTGATGAGGGTTATTTTAACATAGCAAAAGAACGCATTGATAAATCAATAAGGGAGCGTGATTGACATACTCACATACAACGACCTTCTTGAAATTGGAGAAAACGAACGCGAACGGATGGAGTTTGTTCTGGATGCAATCCGGGATCATAAGGGGAGCGACTTGTACAAAACCGCCTATGATGCGGAATTGTACTACAAGCACCAGAACCCAACGATTATGCGGTTTCAGAAGTGGATCTATAACCAATTCGGGCAGAAAGTACCCGACATTTGGTCACCCAATAACAAGATTGCATCGAATTGGTACAATTATTTCACGACACAGGCTGTTTCGTATCTGCTGGGTAATGGCGTGACATTCAAAAAAGAATCCAATAAAGCCAAGCTTGGCAAGGATTTTGACAAAAAGGTGCAGGATGTTGCCACTCATGCGAAGAATGGCGGTGTTGCTTTTGGCTTTTGGAACCTCGACCACCTTGAATGTTTCGATTTGACAGAGTTTGTGCCTCTGTATGACGAGGATGATGGAGGCTTGAAAGCCGGTATTCGCTTCTGGCAGATTGATGATAGCAAGCCGCTCCGGGCAACGCTGTACGAATTGGACGGCTACACAGACTACATCAAGCGCAAGGGCGAAGATGTGGCTATTCTGCATGACAAGCGTGCATACACGCAGATTGTCAGAAAGAACGACATTGAGGGGGAGACAATCCTTGACGGTGCGCCGCCTGCCGGATTCCCCATTGTGCCGCTGTGGAATGTCAACAGGCAGAGCGACCTTGTAGGCAATCAAGGAACGATTGATGCTTACGACTTGATGGTGTCCGGATTGATTAACAATGTTTCTGACGGTGAATTTATCTACTGGATTCTGAAAAACTGCGGTGGCATGAATGAGGTTGATGATGCAAGGTTCATCGAGCAGTTGAAACTGACCCGCGTAGCCCACGCTGACGGTGACGATGGAGCAAGCGTTGAGGCGCACAATGTCAATGTTGAGTTCCAGGCCACAGCGGAGGCACTTGACAGGCTCACAAATCAGTTGTACGCCGATTTTATGGCGCTCAATGTACAAGACCTTTCCGCTGGGAACAAGACCGCCACTGAGATTACAGCGGCTTATGAGCCTATCAATCAAAAGACAGACCAATTTGAGCATCAAGTCACTGAGTTCATCAACGGAATTCTCACTTTGGCTGGCATTGAGGACGAGCCGACATATACCCGTTCGCAGATGTCCAATCAATCTGAACTGTTGGAAATGGTTCTGCAGTGTGCTGAATATTTGGATGACGAATATGTCACCACAAAGATTTTGACCCTGCTGGGCGATGCCGACAAGGCGCAGGAAGTGCTAAAGCGCAAGGATGCGGAAGCTGCTGACAGATACAAGCAGATGGAAGCGGAACTGGAAGATTTGAAGAATCAGCAGGGGGTGAATGACTATGCTGACGCTGAATGATGGGCGGGCTGAGCTTTGGCAATGGGACACAGGCAGAGCCTTGTCGGTTGATGCTGACTGTTCGCAGGTGCATTTCAGCAACAAGGTTTTCGGGCGGTCTATTGACGTTGATGTGATTGATGGCGTGGCTGGTATTCCTGACATTCTGTTGCAGTCTGACAAGGACTTGAATGTTTGGGCTTTTGTCGGCACGGCTGATAATGGATATACAAAAATCAGCAAGACGTTCAAGGTAAATCGACGAAACAAGCCCGCTGATTATGTGTTTACGCCTGTTGAGCAAACTACTATTGCAGAAATTGCCGCAATTGCTCAAAGTGTACGTGACGATGCAGACGCAGGCCGGTTTGATGGAGCACAAGGCCCAGAGGGACCAATTGGCCCGGTTGGCCCAAAAGGTGAACAGGGTGTACAGGGCGAAAAAGGAGATGTTGGGCCGCAAGGACCAAAAGGAGATAAAGGAGATTCGGGACCTCAAGGCCCGCAGGGCATCAAGGGAGACACAGGAGCCACAGGACCACAAGGTCCTGCTGGTAACGATGGTTATACCCCGGTAAAAGGCACAGACTATTTCACGGAATCGGACAAAACAGAACTGGTAAACGCCGTTCTTTCGGCACTACCGGCGGCGGAGGGGGTTAGTTACTGATGGCATACAGAAAAGTGGATGATACAAGCCTTGCCTCTGTAGCGGACGCTATCCGTTCGAAAGGCGGAACATCTGATGCGCTTGTGTTCCCTGATGGATTTGTATCTGCAATTTCGGCTATTCAAGCCGGAGGAGGTGGCGGAGGTGGCGCCACCCCATACGGGGAGCACATCTACGGCGTAACGTGGGGGAGCAGCGCGGACCCGGCGGTGATCGATACGGTAGGCCATCGCACAGATGAGGCGGCGGGTTTTGAGGACCCGGTTCCGTTTTTGGCGGGCAGCAGCGATGAGGAGTACATGATGAGCCTTGCGAGCTGCGGCAGTCCTTTTGATAGCCTGTACCCGTGGAGCGAGATGCGCATCATCAAGGACAAGTACGGGGACTTTGTGAGCATCCCTAAGTTTTGGTATCGCTGGGCAAATTCGGATGCGGAGTATGGCCTCAGCTTACAGATCGCCACGTATGCGGCGCCGGGCTTTTCTCTGGCCCCGGCGTTCCGGGACCGCGGCGACGGAAAAGGCGAGCGGGATATGGTGTATATCTCCCGCTATAAGTCCACCGTCAACAACGGAATGAGCACCACGGGCTACGCGCCGCTGGTCGATATGACCCGTGCGCAGCTGCGCACGACCATCTCCACGAAGATAGCGCAAATCGGCCTTTCCGGCTACTCCATCCAGGACTACGCGATGTTTTGGACGGTGCGGATGCTGTATCTGGTGGAGTATGCCAATTGGGACAGCCAGTCCGCTATTGGCTTTAACGCCGGTAAGGTGGACGACGACCAAACCAACCCGCTTCCCACCGGCACCACGGACACCATGCCGTACCACACCGGCAGTATGCGGTCCAGCAGATCCGCTTATGGGCAGGGCGTCCAATACCGTTACATTGAGGACCCGTGGGGCGGCGTGCAGGAGTGGGTAGATGGCTGGTACATGGACAGTGGGCGCAATATCAGCATTATCCTGGACCCCGCCAAATACTCCGACACGGAGGGCGGCGTTACGGTGGGCAATGCCCCGCCCTATGGTTGGATCAGCAGTTGGGAGATCCCGAAGGTTGCGGGCTACGACTGGGCGCTGACACCCGTTGTAACGGATGGTGGCGGCAGCGATCTTGGCGTCGCCGATGTCTGCAGCCTCTACGGCCCCGTCCTGTTCTGCGGCGGTGCCTTGGCCGCCAACGCGCGCTGCGGCGCGTTTTATCTGAGCGCGTACGTCGCCTCGTACCACGGCGTGAACATCGGGGCTCGCCTCCAAAAAATCCCCTGATAGGGGCCTGGGGGCCGCAGCCCCTGCTCTGGACGATGCGACTGCATCCACCGCCCCTGAGATGTTCCCACGTCTGAAATCGAACGGTGAACTGGTAAAGGCCGGTACACGTATTAACTGGAACGGTACTGTGAAGAAAGCCGCCGCTGACCTGTGGGACACCGCCGAGAACACACCGGATGCTGCGCCTGATCTCTGGGCTGACCTTTCATACCGCAACGGCTATCGCGTCATCCCGGCGGTCATCACCGTCACAACCGCATTTTCGCAGGACGAGTGCGGCTGGTGGGGAGATACACTGTACCGTAGTAAGGTAAATTCAAACGTTTACACACCGGCGGTATATCCTGATAATTGGGAAAAGATAAAATAAGGGGGTAAATCATGGCAGACAAAGCGCACCGTTTATAATCTTGCAAACAACAAATAGGAGGCAATAAAATGGCTGAAAAGATGTGGAAAGAAATTCCCGGAACTGACGGAAAGTATTTAATCAGCACAGACGGCGAAGTTATGGCAATTTCAAGGTGTGTCGAGTTTGGCAATGTCTTTAGGTGGACTAAAACAAATATCCGCACAGCAAGAAAGAAAGAAAATGGATATTTGGAACTTGAAATCTTAGGAAAGCATCATTATATCCACAGACTTGTAGCAGAAGCATTTATTCCAAATCCGTATAATTTACCTTGTGTAAATCACAAAGACGAAAACAAGGAAAACAACAGCGTGGAAAATTTGGAATGGTGCGATCATGTCTACAACGCAAACTATGGAACAGGAATTGAACGATCCAAAGAAAAGAGATTTGGTGACAGATTTGTCGTTATCAATCTTGACACGGGCGAGGTTTACCAAACACCAAAAGACGCAAGCCGTGCAACTGGCATCCACAACGATTCCATTTCAAGAGTTTGCAAAGGAAAATCAAAAACCGCTGGCGGTTATAGGTGGCGATATTTGAATGAGTGACCTCGCACACAGAAAAACGGACTTAAAACTGGAAGAAATGGAAAAGCGGCTGTCTGCCATTTATTCCAGAGCGGAAAAGGAAATCCAAAAGACAGCGGACGAATACTTTTCCAAATTTGCCAAACAAGACGAAGCCAAGCGAAAACTTTTGGAGCAAGGCAAAATCACAGAGGAAGAATATACCAAGTGGCGCAAGGGCAAGGTGATGTACGGCAAGCGGTTCACCGAAATGAAAGAACAATGCGCCAAGCAACTGCTGAATGTCAACCAAACCGCACTCGCCTATATCAACGGCGAATTGCCGGAAGTGTATGCCATTAACTACAACGCCCTTGAAAGCTCCGTAGACGGCGTAGGAGGCTATTCTTTCACTTTGGTGGATGCTGATACCGTTCGCAATTTGGCGGTCACAGACACAAGCCTGTTGCCTTACAAGGAACTTGACCCAGCAAAGGACATTCCGTGGAATATGAAGAAAATCAATGCTGAAACTCTGCAAGGCATCTTACAGGGCGAAAGCATGGATAAAATCGCAAAGCGGATGATGAATGTTCAAGAGATGAACAAAACGCAAGCGATTAGATCGGCACGGACTATTGTGACGGGCGCAGAAAACAAAGGCAGACAGGACAGCTATAAACGGGCCGAAGAAGACGGCATTGTTATGAAGCGTGAATGGATCGCAACAAATGACAGCCGCACCCGTCATTGGCACGCAGAACTTGATGGAGTTGAAGTTGACATTGACGAGCCGTGGCACAATGAGTTTGGCGAAATTATGTACCCCGGCGACCCGTCCGCTGACCCTGCCAACACTTACAACTGCCGATGTTCTATGCGAAGCATCGTTAAAGGCTTTAAGAAGGTGCGCTAATGAGTTACACATACAAAGACAACACGGCTGAAGTGCTTTGTGTGAAAAAAGGGGGGGGTGGTATAAATGAAAGTGGATTATAAAGACAATAGCGAACAAGTATTGTCGGCTATGGAAAAGGCTATAAAAAACGGTCTTGAAGCGATTGGCTTAACCGCTGAAGGACACGCCAAAAAGATAACGCCTGTTGATACGGGACGATTGAGAAATTCAATTAGTCACGCAACAGACAAAGAAGCCGCATACATCGGGACTAACGTGGAATATGCCGCTTTCGTTTAGTTGAACTTGGCGCAAGAGGCCGATCTGGCGTCCATATGCTCCAACGAGCCGCCACGGAGCACACAGACGAATATAAGTGTATCATGGAAGATGCAATGAAAAACGCCTAATCTATGGGCATTTATTGGGAGGTAAAAATGACGGTAAACATTTTGGGAACACCCTATGAAATCATTGTGAAAAAGTACGATGAGGAAGAAGCATTTGCAAAACGGCACATTTCAGGATTTTGTGACCCGTGGGCAAGAGAAATCGTACTGTGCGATATGCACACCTATGTTGGATGGGATAACGAAAGCGAAAAAACCGTTGTTTCTTGCCAGAAAGAAGGCCTGAAGCACGAAATTGTCCACGCATTTTTCTACGAAAGCGGTCTGTGGGATAATGCCGTTGAATATGGCGGTGCTTGGGCGAAAAATGAAGAAATGGTGGATTGGATTGCTATTCAAGGCGCAAAAATCTACAAGGCGTGGCAAGAGGCGGATGCTCTATAACTGGTGGCATTGACAAACAGAAAAATTGTTGTATAATATTCACAGAATATACAATCAAATGGCAATGAAACGCCACCGAAGGAAAGGAAGATTGTAATATGGCATTCACAAGAGCGACTATTCGAAGCCTCGCAAAGGAAAGCGGGGTTGAGATTCCGAAAGAATTTGAGGATGCGCTTGTATCTGAGCATCTGAACGCAAGGAACGCTTATGCCGAGGAACAGGTCAAGGCGGAACTTGAAAAACAGCCTACTACAAAGGCTGAAAATGTCAAGGACAGCGAGGAATATAAAGCCCTCCAGAAGTCTTTTGACGATTACAAGGCAGAGGTTGCCGCAAAGGAAACTAAAGCCGCAAAGGAAGCCGCATATAGAGCCATTCTGAAAGATGCAAACCTGAGCGAAAAGGGCATTGAAAAGGCCATCAAGTATGCCGATTGGGATAAGATTGAACTTGAAGCAGACGGCAAGTTGAAGGGCGCAAGTGACCACATCAAGGCTGCGCGGGAGGAATGGGCTGAATATGTGACTACCACCACAACGACCGGGGCAAAAACATCTACGCCTCCGGCAAACAGCGGCGGTGCTAAACTGACAAAGGCCGAAATTTATGCTAAGGATGAGCATGGCAGATACAAGCTGTCTACTGCTGAACGTCAGAAAGCGCTTGCCGAAAATCCAGAACTTTTGAATTAACGAAAGGAGCATTATCATGCCCGCAACTAATGTTGAAACTCTGACTAATCCTCGCGACAGTCTCCCCAATGTGTATACCAACGTAACCGCCCGTGAGGTCGATTTTGTTACCCGCTTTGGCGACAACTGGGACGCTCTGCGTAACATCATGGGTATTATGCGCCCGATTCGCAAGGCTCCCGGTACTTCTCTGAAGAGCTACACCGCTTCCGTGGCTCTGGAATCCGGTAATGTCGGCCCCGGCAAAGTGATCCCGTATTCCAAGGCCACCATCACCCAGGCCGCAAAGGCTGACCTGACCATCGAGAAGTATGCGAAGGCCGTCCCCATCGAGGACGTTAACAAGTACGGTGCTGAAATCGCCGTTGAGAAGTCCGATGATGCGTTCCTGACCCAGCTTCAGAACGCCGTGCTGACCAAGTTTTACACCTTCCTGAACACCGGCACTCTTGCCCCCGCTCAGGGAGTGACCGTTGCAACTTGGCAGGACGCTCTTGCTAAGGCGCAGGGGCTTGTACTGAACAAGTTTGCCACCATGCAGAAAGACGTGACCGCCGTTGTAGGCTTTGCCAACATCCTGGACGCTTACGACTATCTGGGGACCGCTGACATCACCGTTCAGACGCAGTTTGGCCTGACTTACATTGAGAACTTCCTCGGCTACAGCACGCTGTTCTTGCTGCCCGCGAATTACATTGCTCGTGGAACTGTGATTGCCACTCCCGTGGAGAACATCGACCTGTACTACATTGACCCCGGCGACAGCGAGTTTGCTCGCCTCGGCCTCCAGTACACCACGCAGGGCGAAACCAACCTGATCGGATTCCACGCACAGGGCAACTACTCCACCGCCGTTGGCGAAAGCTACGCTCTGATGGGCATGGCTCTGTGGGCTGAGTACCTTGACGGCATCGCAAAGGTTACCTTTGGTGCTTAATGTACAGGGTAATTAAGTCGTTTACCGACCTGAAAGCGAGTCATGTCTATCATGTGGGGGACACGTTCCCCCACAATGGCGTGGAGGTTGAGGCTGAACGGGTCGCAGAACTGTCAAGCGATAAGAACCGGATGGGCGTTCCGCTGATTGAGGAAGTAACGGAAAAGCCGAAACGGACGCGGAAAAAGAAAGAAGAAGAATAACTACAAGGAGGGCGGCGTGATACTCACCGAAATCTGCGCAGAATTGCGAAATTGGTTCGTTGTGCCGAATGGGGTACACATTCAGACCTATACTATCAGCGGTGGAAGCATTGCGCCGCTTGACTTCTTGCAGGATGGACAATATTTCCGTATTATTGGCTCTGTATTCAATGATGGCGTTCACCAATATCCTGCGTCAGATTTGACGGACGAGGTTTTCGATGGGGCGATTTGGTCTATGGCTGTTCCTCCTGCGGTCATAGACCTTGCCTCCGAAATCGAAGAATACAACAAGAGCGATGCAGGAAAAGCCTCTCCATTTACGAGTGAGTCATTCGGCGGCTATGCGTACACAAAAGCAATCGATGAAAACGGCGCTCCTATTGGCTGGCAGAAAGCATTTGCAAGCCGCTTGAATAAGTGGAGGAAACTGTAATGTCACTTTTAACACAAGCGATGGAAGATGTCGTTTTGATGGAAAAGAAGCGTGAGCCTGACGGCGAGGGCGGTTTTCTCCCAGCAAAATGGGTTGACGGTGCATCTTTTAAGGCGGCTATCACTTTTAATTCCTCTATGGAAGCAAGGGCGGCTGAAAAGCAAGGCGTAACAAGCCGATACACCATCACAGCACCGCTAAACGCAAAACTTGAATACAACGATGTCATCCGCAGATTGCGAGATGGCAAGGTGTTCCGCATCAAGTCTGATGGTGATGATGTGCAGACACCCAAAAGCGCAACATTCCAGTTTTTGCAAGTCGAAGCGGAAGAATGGGAGTTGCCTGTATGACAAAAGCGGCTGCAATTTACCAGTTTTGGTCTGGATTTGGCTTGACAGCCTATGAGGAGAACACAGTCCCAACGGATGCGGCTTTTCCGTATGTGACATATCAGCTTGTCACGGACAGTTTTGACCGTGAGGTTGCCACTACCGCCTCTATGTGGTATCGTGGTGAAAGCTGGACGGACATTAACGCCAAAACGGAGGAAATCAGTCAAACGATCAGCCGTGGAGGAAAGATTATTCCTTGTGATGGCGGTGCAATCTGGCTGAAACGGGGTCAGCCGTTTGCCCAGTCTATGGGCGATGAATCTGATGACCTAATCAAAAGAAAATATCTAAACATTACAGCGGAATTTATGACCGCTGATTGAAAGGGGATAATTTATGAAATTTACGCAGATCCCTACCAATGCAATGGAAGAGATGCAGTTGAACGCTGGCGTTCTGCTTTCCAGCTTTACCCCTTCCTCTGCCGAAGTGTCCGGCATCATCGGAGCCACCACCGGCGGCATTAAGTTCTCCGCTACGCCTACATACAGCGATTTCGGAGAGGATATCGACAACTGCCCCAAGAATATGATGGAGCTGAAACGGCAGGACAGCGTGGAAGTGAAGATTTCCGGCACGTTTGTGACCGTGACTGCCGCAACCGCCAAGAAGCTGATGGCTGCGGCTGACATTGGCACTTCCGACCAGACGAAAATCACGCCCCGCAATGACCTGAAAACCGAGGATTTTGCAGACCTTTGGTGGGTGGGCGACTACTCCGACAAGAACGGCGCAAAAAACGGCGGATTTGTGGCAATCCATGTGATGAACGCTCTGAATACCGGTGGTTTCCAGCTCCAGAGCGGTGACAAGAGCAAGGGTCAATTCCCCTTTGAGTTTACGGGTCACTACTCCATCGATGCGCAGGATGTTGTACCTTATGAGGTTTACATCAAGGCCGGAACTGCGGAGGGTTAATACATGAGACTTTCCGATATTAAAGGCGATAGAACGCTGGAAGTCATTGCAGAGATCATTGACCCTATCGCCAATATTGCAGAGGACGAAGCAGCATCTGCCATGTTCAAGCGGGAGAAACTTCCGGAGGGCATGACGGCGAAGAAGTTCCTGATGAAGCGGGTCAGAAAGTCTCTGCCTGTCCTGCTGAAATGCCACAAGGCGGACATTATTTCGATTTTGTCCGCCATTGAAGGTGTAAGCGCAGAGGAATACGCTGGTGCGCTGAACCTTGTGAAGCTGGTCAAGGACTGCGCCGACCTGCTGACCGATGAAGTGTTTATGGAACTTTTTATCTCAGCGCAGAGCGAGAACAACTCTGGCTCTGCGCAGGAGAGTATCGAGGCCCCCAAACAGTAAGAGCATTTACACGGTATGCGGTGTCTAAGGTCAACCAACAGGCCAAGGATACCGCATACCGGATATATATCACTGACTGCCTGAAACTTATCGCGGAGAATACGGCGAATATCTCACGCGGGCAGTATATGAAAGCGAGATACTACGACATCATCCACCCGACGAAGGTGGACACCAGAACGGGTGATGAAATCGTAGAGGACATTATCAAACGGGCCGGATTGGTGGTGAAAGCAGAATGAATGTATTTGACCTATACGCAAAAATCGCACTTGACACCGGGGACTATGAAAAAGGCCTGGAAGATGCAAGCGAAAAAACATCGTCTTTTGCGGATAAACTGAAAACCGGCCTTGCAAATACGGGGAAAATTGCCGCTGTTGGAATTGGAGCGGTTACAACTGCGACAACGGCTTTGTATGCCGGAGTAACAGCCGCAGCCGGACAAGTTGCATCTTATGGCGATAATATCGACAAGATGTCCCAGAAGATGGGCATGAGCGCTGAAGCGTACCAGGAATGGGACGCAGTTATGCAGCACAGCGGAACCAGCATCGAATCCCTGCAATCCGGCATGAAAACTCTTGCAAACGCCGTAGAAAGCGGAAACGACGCTTTTGAGCGGTTAGGCATTTCGCAAGAGCAGATTGCCAAAATGTCCAATGAGGAACTATTTTCCGCAACGATTACAGCCCTGCAAAATGTGGACAACGAGACGGAGCGTACATATCTCGCTGGCCAGCTTTTGGGCCGTGGCGCTACTGAACTTGGAGCGCTGCTAAATACAAGCGCGGAAGATACACAGGCCATGAAAGACCGCGTTCACGAATTGGGCGGCGTTATGTCCGACGAAGCGATAAAAGCAGCCGCACGCTACCAGGACAGTTTGCAGGATATGCAGACATCTTTCTCAGGACTGAAAAATAACCTGATTGCTGATTTTCTCCCTGGAATGGCAACCATTATGGATGGTATTGGCTCCATGATGACTGGTGAAGACGGCGCGCAAGCACTTTTGTCAGACGGAATCACCCAAATGATTGAAACAATGGACGGTGCCATTCCTAATTTCTTCAACGCAGCTGGTCAAATTATAGGCGCCGTATTTGAGGCAATCACAGATAACCTTCCGAGCATGGTAGATGGTGGCCTTGACATTCTCTTAAATATCGTCGATGGATTCGCTGACAACATTGATAAAATCATTCCCGCTGTTGTAGATACGATACTTACGATCGTTGATACACTTACAAATCCAGACTCAATCTCAAATCTAATTGTAGCAGCTGTGAAAATCATTGGAGCAGTTGCAACCGGTTTAATAAAAGCAACGCCGCAGTTGGTTATGAAAATTCCTAAGATTATTTCATCTATCGTAGACGGATTCATCAAATCATTGCCAGATATCGTAGATGTCGGCAAACAGATCGTGAAGGGTCTTTGGGAAGGTATCAAGGCAATGGGCAGCTGGATCAAGGATAAAGTCGGTAGTTTCTTCTCCGGGATTGTTTCAGGAGTGAAAAGCAAGCTGGGGATACATTCCCCGTCTCGAGTATTTGCCGGAATCGGTGAAAACATGGCGCTTGGCCTGGGAGAGGGCTGGGATGACGAATACGGCAATATCAAGCGAGGCATTACCTCTGGACTGGACTTCGGTACGGTGTCGGTAGGCTTTGCGGATTCCGGCATCGGCATTTCCAGCGCGGCTATTGTGAATGGGCTGGGCGAAGAGAAGCAATCCGGCGGATCATTTACGTTTAACCTGATGTTCCCTGACATGACCAAATTTGCATCCTATGTGTTTGACCCACTGACCGGCTATGCGCAGGCAAACGGTACGCCAATCCTGAACCCCATTGCATGAGGTGAAACATGACGGAATTGATTTTAGACGCCAACGGCATGGCGGTGGTGCTGCCGGAGAGCCGGGATGGCGGATACAATGTGCAAAATATCCCTCTGTCGGTTGACGTACAGATGATCTCTGGGCGAACGGCACGGGAACTGCGGGGGAATGTGTGGCAGGTGTCCTATCAATACGGATATTTTGATGCGGAAATGAAAAACAAGGTGATCGCGGCCTGCGAGAAGGGAACACGGGAACCGATTATCTGCGGTTTTTTGCCACAGGAATCCGATGGGGCGCTGCAATACTCCAGCTTTATCGTAACGTCTTTTACCCGGCCTAAATTTATGTGGTCGCGGCGAAGCGGACGTGGAGAGGAGACCAAGGAGACCCCGTTGTGGGCAGACTTTACCGTGGAATTGCGGGAGGTGACGCCGCATGATTAAAAGCGGACAGGCGTATCATGCGGCGATCACAGGAGACGCACGGCGGGTGCTGCTGCGGGCGGTCATTGACATCATCTCCCCGGATATCGTGTTCGGTGCCGGAAAGGACTCCGGGCATATCCCGTGGAGCAATATGGAGCAGATCCACGATAAGGTTTTTGGGAATCCCACCAAGTACGCAACATTAGAGCGTGACCGGTGGGCGCTGGATGGAACGTGGGACCTTCTCCCAGACGATCCCACTCAGACGGTGGGCCAGATGGGCTACATCGGTAACGTGCTGTCCGGCGCGGATGGAACGTTTTCCACGCCGCCGTGGGTGGAACTGCAATTCTCCGGCGTGTCTGTCTTACAGGCATGCTCCGTATATTTCCCGGGCAATGACTATGACGGGCTTCCGGAGGATTTCACGGTGGAGGTCAAGCAGGGCGGCACGGCGTACCACACGCGGACTTACACCGGCAACACGGCATCCTCCGTATCGCTGGAGGGCTTCACGGTCAACAACCCCGACGCCATCCGGGTGACGGTGACCAAATGGTCGCGGCCCAGCAGACGGATGCGGGTGGTGGAGATCGTCCCCGGCGTGTATGAGGACTGGGACGGCGGGATGATCGCGGAGTTTAGTGTGAAACAGCAGGGCAACATCGCGGCCATGGCGCTTCCGTATGGCACCTGCACCCTCAAGATTGACAACCTGTCCCGTCGGTTTGAGCCGCGCAGCAAAAACGGCATTTTCCAGTCCATCGAGGAGCGACAGGGCATCGACGTCTCTCTGGGCGTCCGTCTGGCGGACGGCACGGACGAGTACAAGCGGCTGGGGATCTTCTACCAGTACTCTGGCGGATGGCGGACCGGTGACAATGGCCTGACGATGCAGTGGGATCTGGTGGACATCATCGGCCTGCTGGCAAACCGGGAATTTCTGGCACCGTCCACGCTTCCCACTACGCTGGGCGGGTGGATCGGCGCTCTGGCGGCGCAGCTGGGCGTGAATTTCAAGGATCGCTGGCACGTGGACCCCAATTACACGGCGGCAGCGGCCACGGTGCGGACGGCTGCGGACGTCCAGGGAAAGAAGTGCGGGGATATTTTACGGTGGGTGTGCATGGCCACCGGGACGTGGCCAAGGGCGGACGCGGAGACCGGGGACCTGACGGCGGAACCGCTGTGGAGCGAGGGCAACAAGATTACCCTGGACAACCTGACAGGCTACCCGGTAATGTCAGCCAACAGAGACGTGGCGGCCCTGATCTTTACCCTCAACGACGGCAGCAGCACCCAGTACATCGTCTCCGGCAACTCCACGGCATCCAGCGAGACGGTGAGCATTTCCAATCCTTTTATCAAAACCCAGGCAGCGGCCCTGACGGCGGCCAAGCTGATCCTGTCCACCTACGGCGGAAACGTGCTGGATCTGACGGGGCGGGGCGATCCGTCTTCCGAGATCGGGGACGTGGAGACGGTGTGGCTGGACGAGAGCCAGGCCACCACGGCCCGGCTGACCATGCAGACGTTCCAGTTTTCTGGCGGCGTCATGCAGGGCTGCCAGAGCCAGCTGCTCCAGGCGGACGGGTCGTTCCAGTTCCAGGGGCGAGCCCAGATCACGGAGAGCGGGACATGGACGGCCCCGGCGGGAAAGACTCAGCTGCGGGTGATCCTGGTGGGACACGGCGGCAACGGCACGGCGGGCACGGACGGCAGCTGGGACGAGGCCGGAGCGCCGGGAGAGGCCGGACTGGGCGGTCTGGTATGGGCCGGGACCATCAATATCAACGACGGCCAGAGCTTCGCGGTGTCCATCGGAGAGGACACCACCTTTGGGGCGTACAGCAGCGCAAACGGAAAGCGATACGCCAACGGCTACACGGACGTGGCCAGCGGGGACAGCTTCGCCCGGACGGGGGTGGCCTCTCCCCTGCCGGGATCCGGCGACGGCGGAGCCGCAGGCAAGGCGGGGGCACAGGGCCGACGCCAATGGGTGACCAAGAAAAACGAGGATGGCTCCATCACTGGACGGTGGAAGGTGTACTCCAGGCCCGGCAAGGGCACCGCTGGCAAGCAGGGCGCTCCCGGCTGCGTGGTGGTGTACTGGGACAAGGAGGACGCATGAGTGATTACACAATGCTCCTCCCTAAAATCACATCAGTGAGCTTTACGCCAAACCCTGTTGACATTAACGCAAAAACAAAGCTGACCGTCACGGTCGCAGAAGAAACTATTGTTTTAGAGCCGGAGATCTGGTATTCCGGCGAGATCTACGCCGGGGAGGTTTAACATGGCGATCAAAACAGTACAGGCAATTATCAACGGCCAAGCGTACACTCTGACCCTCAACAGCGGGACAGGGAAGTACGAGGCCACCATCACAGCGCCGGGTAAAACGTCCTATCACCAAACCGGCGGCTACTACAACGTACAGGTCAAGGCCACCAACGAGGCTGGAACGGTGGGCACGGCGGACGCCTCCACCATGGCGGGGCTGAAGCTGGTGGTGCGTGAGCGGGTGGTTCCCGTCATCACCATTATCTCGCCGTCCACCGGTGCATACGTCAGCAACAGCAAGCAGCCGGTAGTCTTTACCGTTGTGGACGAGACGGACGGCTCCGGCGTGGATCTGTCCACGCTGGTGGTAAAGCAGGACGGGACGGCGGTGGCCTCCAACACTATCGTAACCACGGCCATCACCAACGGATACAGCGTGACCTACACACCGGCGGCAGCGCTTGGAGACGGCAGCCACACGGTGACGGTGGATATCAAGGACCACGACGGCAACGCCGCCGCGCAAAAGTCCACCACCTATACGGTCGACACCGTGCCCCCGACGCTCAACGTCACCGCGCCCACGGATAATCTTATCACCAACACAGCGGCTCTCACGGTGGCCGGTATCACCAACGACGCGACCTCCTCGCCTGTAACCATCAAGATCACGCTCAACGGCGCGGATCAGGGCGGCGTCACGGTCGGCGCTGGCGGCGCGTTCAGCAAGACCGTCACGCTGGCAGATGGCGCGAACACCATTGTGGTTACGGCGACCGACGCGGCGGGCAAGGTCTCCACGGTCACGCGCAATGTGACGCTTGACACCTCGGTGCCGGTCATCAAGTCGGCGACCATCACGCCCAACCCGGTCGACGCGGGCGCGACGATGGTCATCGCGGTGGAAATCGAATGAGCACGCAGGTCCTGAGCGTCTCGCTGCCGAGCGAGATTATCTATGTGACGGGCACCGTCAACGGAACGGCCTACACATGGACACTGATCGAGGGAGCGTGGACAGCCACGGTGGACCGGGCGGCGGATGATACCTATCACGTTGCACTCACCGCCGTCAACGCGGCGGGGACAAGCTCCAACTTTGAGCTGACGCTCTACTACGGCCTGCTGACGCTTATTACAGATCGGACGGCGATGGATGTGGCGCAGAAGACCACAAAGGGTTTTTACAACGCCACCGACCTCAACCGAGTGGGTGCTGCCGTGGAATATGTAGCGGGACGGTTCCAGGCGCTGGGTTATGATTGCCAGGTGTCGGTAAAAAAGGACTGGTCCGAATCGGACACACCTACGTCCAGCCAGATGGAAACGTACCGGCAGAACATTGCCACCCTGCGGCGGCAGATTGCAGTGATGCAGTCCACGCCGGAGACGCCGGAGACGATCCGGCAGCTGAATTACATCCGGGCCAACAACATCGAACAGATCTTGATGGATCTGGACCAGCTGATTACGAACATCCAAAAATCGTGGTACTTCTCCGGCGAGATCTACGCCGGGGAGACGTGAAAGGAGCGAACGTATGAAAGATCGAGTGCCCCGGTATCCGGGGCGGGTGAAGATGACCCCGGTGGCGGGGCAGGCCAACACATACGACATGGCGCGGGCGGACGACCCCACCCAGGAGGGCACGCCGCTGAACAAGACCACGCTGCTGAAAGACGCAACGGCGGCCCTGTTTGGTTTGGGCGCAAATGCGGTGCCGGATGATGCGTTTGTAGCTATCAAAACCATGTTTGATGGTCGTGTGCGTCTTGCATCCGGCACCTATGCGGGTACGGGCACATATGGAGAGGACAATAAAAATTCGTTGACATTTCCGTTTCCTCCAAAAGTAGTACTTATTTTTCGTGTAGCCGGAATGGGCCTTATGACTGGTGGTCGAGCCAGTAACGATAACACGGATATATCATACTCCATGATAGCCGCATATCCTGCATCTTCTACCGGCGTGATAGGAAGGAAGTCAGATACATCTGGTTTGGTTACAAACATTCTCTCATTTTCAGGTAATTCTATGAGTTGGTATTCATCAGGATTTCGTTCAGGTGCTCAGTCACAACTAAACGAATCTGGGGTTGAATATCGTTATTATGCAATAGGTGGAGGTGACTATTGATGCGTATCGTAGAAATTTCATCGCTGGATAACGGAGCGCACAGAAACCAGACCTACCACAAAATCATACCAGACGGCTGGGCGGTAGACCGTAATAATCTTTGCGTAGAGAACTTCCCTTTCGGCGAAGTCGTGGCAGAAGAAATTGACGGCGTTATGACCGTGACTAAGTGGACACCGGGGAAAATTCCTGAGCCGGAACCGGAGCCTGAGCCTGAGCCTACAGCAGAAGATGTTGCTCTTGATTTGATGGCAGAGCACGAAGAGCGGATCTGCATGCTGGAATTGAATGCATAAAAATAGTTGAACGTGAAAGGAGTTTAATCATGGCATCTGTATTTAATCTTTGTAAACTGCTGATTCAGAATGGACACACGAACGGACTTCAGGACAAGATGGACGTTTACCTTGCGGCGGACAGGCTGACCACGGAAGAGTATAGCGAACTGACGGCTATGCTGACCCCTACCACGGAGGGTTAATCTTTCATAAACACTGAAACCCCCAAAAGGAGGGCGTCCCATGACACCAGAGGATATGGCTGTGAAGCTGGAGGCGGTGGACCAGCGGACATATGCGGAGAAGCTGGCAAATCTAGGAAACGAGAACGGCAAGCTGAAAAGTCAACTCCAGATGCAGGCACAGCAGCAGGAATTTCTGGAAAACTGCCTGCTGGAGATGGGCGATGTTGTTTATGCGTGAGTTTTGGGCCGGTCTGGCCCTGAACCTATATTTTTACTTATCGAAAGGAGATCAAGAGCGGATGCCCGTTGTGGAAGAGCAAATCAAGGTCATCAATCATCGAATCGAAGACCTGGAGGACGCCAACAAGGCGTGAGGGAGGCCATCATGGATTTGAAAAAGCGTTTTGCGAACCTGCTGACGGTGAAGTCCATCGTCACAGTCACCCTGACTGCGGTGTTTTCCGCGCTGGCTCTGCGGGGGACTATCAGCGGCTCGGAGTTCCTGACCATCTTCACGGTGGTCATCGGTTTCTACTTCGGCACCCAGCGGGTATCCGAAGACAAAAAATAACATGGAGGTCACGAATATGGAAAAGTTCATTAAGGCATCTGACGGAAGGGACATCCGCCTCAGCACCAGACCAGAGCCTTTTGGCGGCATTGAGTACGGCCATCCTATCCCCATGATGGACCGGGACGAGGATCGCGCGGACACCACTATCCGTGCCGCCGGGTTTGAGCTGTCCTACGACAGCCGCGGCTACTGCTATAAGCGGGTGAAGGTATGACGAGAGCGGGGACCATCCCGCTCTCTGAACTGGAGTGGGTCAAAATCTACTTCAACACCAGGAAGCTGCGGTCCACTACTAATAACCTGAAACGGATGCTGACGGAGACCGGCGGCGATTTTATGATGAACGCCGCCATCTTCCTTCGCTCCGGGAAACCGTGTTGCCATCTGAAAGCGGACGGCGTTGTCAAGTGCAAGCCGAACTACACGGCCTGGGGTATCAGCTGGAACACGCCGGAGGACTTCGCCGTGAAGCGAGTACCCAATACGGACCGCAACTACATGGAGTGCGTCCATGCCATCATCGCCGGGAAGAAGATCGATAAAATGAACTACGGGAAGGATATGGCATACTGCACACACCGTACCGCCGTCGGCACAAAGGACGGACGGTTCGCCTATTACGTCACGCAGAACAACTACTCACCGGAGCAGCTGCGGGACGTGCTGTTTGCCGCAGGGTGGGACAACGCCATTATGATGGACGGCGGCGGCTCCACCTGCTTCATGGACAGCAGCGGGAACGGATTTACGGGAGACGGCAGAGTGATCCCGTTTTTCCTGGTGGTAAAGCTGAAGCCTAAGAAAGACAACGAACCAGAGGGAGGAAAACCCATGGTAGAGATCAACGCATATTCTCTGAAGAAGGACGGCGACAAGAAGCTGTCCTCCAACTTCAAGGTCAAGGAGTTCGCCTGCTCTGATGGCACGGACACTATCTTCATCGCCCCCGCCCTGGTGACGGTGCTGCAGCAGATCCGGGACCACTTCAAGGCCCCTGTGACCATCAACTCCGGCTACCGCACCGAGGCCAAGAACAAAGCGGTGGGCGGCGCGGCATACAGCCAGCACAAGTACGGCACCGCCGCAGATATCGTGGTAAAAGGCGTGCCCCCCGCAGAAGTTGCCAAGTATGCAGAAACTATTCTGGTGGGGATGGGTGGCATTGGAATCTATAATGGTTTCACCCACATTGATGTACGGAAAATTAAATCTCGATGGAAAGGTTGATTTCCCGCTATGGTAGAAGAAAAGGACATTGACAGGCTGAAAGAAATTTTCGTCACACGACAAGAATGCCAGAAAACAACAGATGATTTTGACAGCAGGCTAAATAAAGACCTTGTTCGGCTTGCTGTGATTGAAACGAAACTCAGCCAGATTACGTGGATTTTGTCAACTGTGGCCGCTGGCGTTGTAACCATGCTTATCAAGATGTTTTTCGGATCTTGATTTTCTGGTTTCAATGTGATAAAATCCGAACAGGGGACGGCGATAGCTACGCCGTTGGGGAAGAAGCCTCCCTTCCCCTTTCCCCTGTTAAAACTTGGAGGCACAGACATAGAGAGGTTAAAGATATGGCAAACTGCGAAACCTGTAAAAAAGTGCAGAATGCACCCGAAAATGTACCATATATCGTGCATGAGTCGTCCATGGCGAGAATGGAGCGGCAGATTAAGCGGCTTTGGATTACTGTTCTTGTGCTGATTGTTATGTTGGTTGCAACGAACAGCGCGTGGATTTTGTATGAAAGCCAAATGGAAACCATTTATCAAGAAGTTACGCAAGAAGCTGACACCGGAACTAATAACTTTGTTGGCGGTGATATGATTGGCGAAACAGACTATCAAAATCCGTAAACGAGTAAGAAAGACTGGCGGTAATTCAGGATATATGAGCTGTAACATTTGTCACGGTTCAGGACGCGTAAAAAAGCCAAAAAGAAAAAAGTGAGGTAAGTGTTATTGCTGAATGATTTTGAAATCATCACACGGCACTTCCACGAAAATAACGATATCAAGATTTATCCCATTTCGGATGTCCATCTCGGTGCGGCCGAGCATTTGGCGGCTGAATGGGATAATTTTTGTAAACGAATTTTGGAAGAGCCGGACAGCTATATCATCCTCGGCGGTGATCTGCTCAATAATTCAACTCGGTCAAGTGTTGCGGACATTTTCGAGGAAACGATGCGGCCAAGAGAACAAAAGCGGCGAATGGCTGAAATGCTGAAGCCAATCAAGCATAAAATCCTTTGTGCAGTCAATGGCAACCACGAACGGAGAAGCGGTAAAGATGCAGACGATGACCCTACCTACGACATTATGTGCAAGCTGGATTTGGAGCATCTGTATCGTGAGAATATGGCTTTTCTCTGTTTGCGGTTTGGCAACCCAAAACATAATGGATTGAGAAACCCAACATATACCTTTGTTGTCACCCACGGCGCAGGTGGCGGCGGTTCTACCGGTTCAGCCGTCAACCGTGGCGAAAAATTCGGCTATGTGGTGGACGGCATGGATTGCCTTGTTTTGGGACATACGCACAAAGCCTACACAACGCAACCGAGCAAAATATCCATTGACTTGCACAACAACAAAGTCAGCCTAAAGCCATTCAAGGTGGTTTCTATGACCAGTTGGCTTGCCTATGGTGGATATGCGGCAAGGGCAATGCTCACGCCATCCAGCTATGTTCCGCAGGAAATCATCTTGAGAGGTAATCGGAAAGAAATGAGGGTGATTATGTAATGGCTATGATTTATGTATCGCACAAATTTGCCGGTGATCCTGCCAATATGGAAAGAGCGAAAAAAATCACCCACGACTTGCAGGTGAATGACCCTGAAAACTGCTATATTTGCCCTCTGATGGCGTTTTCTCATTTAGGGTATAATGAAATAGGCTATGACGAGGAAATGGCGTTGTGTATTGATCTGCTGAGTGTGAGCGACGTTCTAATAATTGCAAGCGATGTTAGCAATGGCGTTCAGAAAGAGATTGACTTTGCCCGAATGGTAGGCATGGAGGTGATAGACCTTGCGGAAAAATACCGAGAGATATAATCTGTCAAGGTCTGAACTGCAATATCTCATTGACCAGTGGATTTTTAACGAACGGCACAGGCTCATTTTGGCTGACAGGCTATTCAATGGGACGACATATGAACGGCTGGCAGAAAAGTATGGCTTATCAACACAGCAGGTAAAGAACATCGTTTATAAAGCGATGGATAGGCTTGAAAAGCACCTATAATTTAACAAAACTTTATTGAAAGCTACTCTTGTAATTGATTTTACAAGGGTAGCTTTTTTGTTATGTTCATTGCAGAAACGGAGGCGATTTTGTGACCGTCGAAGAATACATCAAGTCAAAGGAAAAATTTCATTTAATGCCGTTCGTAACCATTTACACAGCCATTATGGAGCTAATCAACGATGGCTTTATTGATGAAAAAGCATTCGAGAAGGGCGTTGGCGAAAATGTGGAAGTATCACAACCCAAACCCGAAAGGAAAACTTGTCGGTGATTGCGCTGTCAGAGCGGTGTCTGCCGCGCTCGGCGTGGACTGGGAAACGGCATACGTGATGCTTGCCGTCAACGGATTTGCGATGGGAGATTTACAAAATTCAAATTCTGTAATTGGCTCCGTACTCCGTCAGCATGGCTTTTACCGCTTCAATCTGTCAGAAGCTTGCCCGGATTGTTACACTTTTGGGGACTTTGCCCGTGATAATCCGCGCGGCGTTTTCGTGGTTGGCACGGGAACGCACGTCGCAACTATCATTGACGGAAATTTAATGGACGTTTGGGATAGTTCCGGCGAACCCGTGGCGTTTGTATGGTACAAAAAGTGACTTTTCATATAACTGTAGTTAAACAAAAATCGACTTTTCATATAAATACGTTTTAACGAAAGGATGATTAACAAATGGCATACGGAAACTACTTCCCCGCGCCCTATCAACCGAACTATTACGGTCAGCCGAACCCCTACTATCAGCAGATGCAGAATCAGGCCATGATGCAGCAAAACCAACAGATGCAGAACGCACAGCAGCAGTCTCAGCAGATGCAGCAGTCCACGATCCAGCAAAGCGGCTTCGTGCTTGTTCCGTCAGAGCAGGAGGCGCGGAATTATCCCGTTGCGCCCGGTAACAGCATCACTTTTAAGGACGAAAACGCGCCATACTGCTATGTAAAGACGATGGGTTTCAATCAGCTTGATCGCCCCACCTTCGAGCGGTACAGGCTTGTGAAAGAGGATAGCCCTGTAACGGCTCAGAACGCCCCTACAAGCGCAGATAGCGCGGAGGGGAGTAAAGATACCGCTTATGCCCTCAAAAGCGATTTAGGCGCAATCTGGGGCGAAATAGACGCAATCAAGGAAAAGCTAAAGGTGCAGGGCGAGAAAAAGCCCGCAAAGAAAAAACTAATCGAAGTGGAGGCCGAAGAAGATGATGAATAATCCAATGATGGGCATGAACCCCATGCAGATGATTCAGCAGTTGAAGGCAAATCCAATTCAGTTTTTACAACGGGCTGGGTATAACGTGCCGTCAAATCTCAATTCGCCTAATGACATAATCCAACATCTTATGAACTCGAAACAAATCACACAGCAACAGTATGAACGGGCGAGGCAGATGGCGGCGCAGTTTAAGAGATAAAGCCGCAGATTTCTCTATGGCTTATCGGTCAAACTTTGGAATAGATTTCTCTTTTGTACAATTCCTCTGGCGGCTCTCCACCAAGAAATGCGGTTTTCCAATATTCGTATCTTCCGCGTTCATCAAGGATTAACCGTCCGGCCTTTGGAAACATAGATAACGGCAAAGCTTCTTCTTCGCCTATATCATAGTAAACGGCATAAATTCTCCCGTTTCTTTCCTCGATTATTCCGGCATAGCTGTACGAACCGCCAACATACTTATCTGGATATTGTTCAACAGAAACAATATCCCCCGTATAAATAATTTCTCCGTTCCTATCTTTGAATCTTGTTTTCATGTTTCATACCTCCAAATATACCCGTATGCTGTTTTGATTTTCCCATTTATGCACTTATAGATATTTCCGTTATCAAAACCAGTTTTTTCGGTTAATTCAATATAGTTTTCCCAAGTTTTTAACAATTCTCCACTTCTTGTAAACTGCTGGATTTTGTGCATATTCCTTTTGTTTTTTTGCTTCCATGTCCTCCCGCTTGGATATATTCGCTTAGGAATGCTTATAGTCAATGGCGGGTTAGAAGATGTTTTATAACGCCAAATGTAATTTTTTGCTGTTCTTTTTCGTCCGATCAAACAACCGGAAATTGATCCCGAAGAACACCCTATGGCTCTTGCGGCTTCTGCTATTCCGCACCATGAACGCAAATATTTTCCGTCAAGACTATATTGCAAAATTTCTTTGCTACAAGGATTTTTTTCTCCTGTCCTTCCTAACATTGGAGACGGTTTTCGTAGGCCAGTTCTTATTGCGTGTTTTGCGTTTTCGCTTTTTGAAACCCTCTCAAGATTTCCGACAGAATTGTTCGCTTTATTACCATCTTTATGGTTGATTTCTGGGCATCCTTCTTTTTCGGGCAAAAAAGCATCCGCAACGATAGTATGAACATTTATTGTTTTGGCCTTGTGATTTGAATATAGCTGAACATGGAAATATCCAGTCGATGACTTGGTTTTGCAAAGATTCTTTTTACTTATGGTCGAATAAATTTCACCATTAGAAGAAACCTTATATATTCCTTCGTACCCTACAACATCTTTCCACTCTACCATACAATCACCTCTTTGATTTTCTTAATTGTATTATACTACATTTCGTCTGTAATTTCAAGTACATTCTTCAAGTGCGCACGAAGATGTAAATAAATTTAAAGGAGACTAAAAAATTATGGCTCTCACTGATGAAAACGGCGGCAATTTTGTCGCAACTATGCCCATGGCTCCTGCTTATGGCGGTGGCTACGGTGGCGGTTTCGGTAACGGTTTCGGCGGCGGCTTCGGCGGTGATTTGTTTGCTTGGCTCATTCTTGCCATGATTCTCGGCGGCGGCTGGGGCATGGGTGGCTTCGGCGGTGGCTGGGGCGGCATGATGGGCATGGGCTTTGACTTCCCGTGGCTGCTTACCGGCCAGCAGAACATTTCCAACAACACGAACGACGGCTTCCGCTCCGCGCAGCTCTCTGACGGTATCACCTCCATCCGCGACGGCATTTCCGGTCTGTCCACTCAGCTCTGCGGCTGCTGCGGCGATATGCAGATGGCTCTTGCAAACGGCTTTTCCGGCGTAAATGCGTCTATCAACGGCGCACAGAACGCGATTTCCAACCAGCTCTACAACAACGAGATCGCCAGTCTGAACCGCAGTTTTGCCGAGCAGACCGCGAATACTGCCGGTTTTAACGGTGTGCAGTCTTCCCTGTGCGACATCCGCTACGGAAACGCCAACAACACTCGCGACATTCTGACCGCTCTGACGGCTGGCGTACAGTCCATCAAGGATCAGCTCTGCCAGGACAAGATCGACGCGAAGAACGACGAAATCGCCCAGCTCCGTCAGGAAGTTCTTTACACTCGCGGGCAGGCTGCTGCTGAAAGCATCTACCAGCGCGGGCAGAACTCTCAGGATGTGCAGACCGCTCAGATTCTTGCGGGGCAGGCAGCGATCCCCGGACAGGTATACACAAGACTTTCTGAATGCCCTGTAAGCACAGTCCCCGTTTACGGCAGACAGCCAATTTTTCAGTGCAATAACGGTTGTGGCTGCGGATGCGGTAACGGCTTCGCTAATTGATTGAGGTGACACTATGGCAAGGTATCTTACATCGACAGACCAGAATGTTGCCTTAAACGGCACTATTCCGTTCGACATTGTATCTATTCCGTGCAGAAAGGGATGTGTTATCCCTCTCGCGACCGGAGTTCTTACTTTGCGTAGTGGCCAGAATGCCCCGGCAAAATATGATGTAACGCTTCAAGCGAACGTAGCAATCCCGGAATCCGGGGCAATTACACCGATTGCCCTGGCTATCACGATCAACGGTGTCCCGATCCCGGATAGCGTGGCGATTGTAACGCCTGCGGCGGCTGAAGAGTTCTGGCATATCAGCACAACTCAGCCTATCACTGTCCCGTGTGGTTGCTGTGTGTCTGTTTCTGCGGCATATGTTGATGCAACGGAAGATGACGCAACGGTAACGCCAACTCCGTCTATCTTTGTTCGGCGCAATGCTTCGTTGACCGTTACAAGAACAGCCTAACGGGAAGGAGGAAATACAATGC